CAGTCGTAGGTGCAGAATTGGTGACAAAGATTCCACCAAAGCCCTTCGTATAAGAACCCGCAGCATTATTACCGACCATTACACCATTGACTTGTAGTTTATTGGTAGGCGAGGCAGTTCCTATACCGACGTTGCCGCTAGAGTCTATACGCATACGCTCTGTGTTGTTTGTTCCAAGAGTTAAAGGATGGTTTGAGAAAGTAAATAATGCAGTTAATAAAGCACTTTCATTGGAAGCCAAGAAGGATTTTACAGTTGTTGTATTACAATGAATAAATGAATAACTAGCACCACCAGAAACATCGAGGTGCTTTCCTGAAAGTCCATAAGTTGTAGGACTACTTGTTCCTATACCTAAATTACCAGAGGAGTCTATACGCATACGCTCGGTGTCGTTAGTCTTGAATACAAATGCTTGAGAGCCTGTCGTTCCTACCCAGCCACCATTTGATTCATTACCCAAAATGGTTGTTCCAGAGTTTGCTACTACGGTAATGTATGGTGAACCCGTTGTTCCAACAAATGTCGCTTGAGCATTAGAACCACCATTTGCAACGTGCAATTTCGCACTAGGACTACTTGTTCCTATACCTACGTTACCGCTAGAGTCTATACGCATACGTTCTGACCCACTGACCATAAATGTAAAAGTTGAATAGGCATCTAGCGATGCTATACCGCCACTAGAATGTCTTACTAAAAGAGTGCTATTAACTCCGTCTGTAAAACGAGCAGAATCAGCCCCACTAGAGCCTGAATTAACAGTTAATTTTGTTGCGGGACTACTTGTTCCCAGACCTACCGAGCCATCGCTTGTGATACGCATACGCTCGGTTGAGTAAGTCAGATTAGATGTAGCATCTTCGTGGGTATAAAATCTTAAATCCGTTCCCCAAGTTGAAGCGTAGTTACTACGTTGTCCCGATATCCCGCACCAATGAACATTATTTGTGCCAAACCAAATACCTAAAGAACTGTTGGTATTGACCGTATTTTGAAGCCTAATGCCTTGCATCGTGCTTCCATCTACTGCAATTCCGCCAGATATATCTAAACCAGCCGCTGCGATATGTAGTTTATTTGACGGACTACTTGTTCCTATACCTACGTTACCGCTGGAGTCTATACGCATACGCTCTGAGCCATTGGTATTAAAAATCATTGCAGTATAATCTTCTCCACCATTTATGCTATAAACTTGTCCCGAAGAACCAAATCTTAAAGTTGCTTGTGTTGATGAGCCTGTCTGCAAGATTATAGGAGTTCCTGTTGCACCCGTAGCAAAGCGAACAGAGCCGTTCACATCTAATTTGTAGGCTGGACTACTTGTTCCCAGACCCACGTCCCCACCGCTTGTGATACGCATACGCTCGGTGCCACCTGCTGTTCTAAATACCGTATCGCCATTAGAGACAAGGGTTAAGTTGGCAGAACTACCGCCTACCCAATTATCTGTTCCTAATCCACCATTAAAAGTTGTTCCATCATAGAAACGAATATATTGAGAAGTGGAAGTATTAACCAAATCTATATTTCCATAGACTTGCAATTTTGAACTCGTATAGTTTGAAGTTGTACCAATCTGCGAATAGCCACTTGATGTTGCTAAAGATGTTGTCCCACTAACTGTCAATCCTGTCAGCGTTCCTACGCTTGTAAGCGATGAGGCAGTAACGCCACTTGCTAAGGTTGTCCCTGTTAATGTACCAGCCGCAGCGGTGACGGTTATATCAGCAGTTCCGTTGAACGAGACGCCATTGATGTTTCTAGCAGTCTGTAAGGCGGATGCGGTTGCAGCGTTGCCTGTGGTGTTCTGATTAAGGGTAGGAATATCGGCTGCGACAATCGCCCTGAATGTAGGCACTCCCGCCGAGCCATTAGGCGAAGCAAGGAAGTAATTGGCGGTCTTTGAAGCATAGGGATTTTGCGTATCTCCGTAGCCTGAGCCGAGAGCAATCGTGGGATTAGCACTTGTTCCTGTATTGCTAACAGGTGAGGTAACGCTAACTGAGGTCACATAATCCGTCCCCGCACTTGCCGCTGATACCGTTCCTGAACCATTGGCTTTTAAGATTCCATTGACCGTTCCAGCACCGCCATAAGCAGAGCCGATAACATTTCCATTCCATACAGAGTTACTTGATAGTGTTTTATTCGTCAGCGTTTGAGATGCGGTGAGGGTTACCACTTGGTCAGAACCGACTTGGACTTGACCTGTTCCGTTGGGAGTTAGAGTGATGTTTCCGTTCGCACCGTCATAAAGACGAATGACCCCTTCGACTGCGGAGCCTTCATTGGTAGTAATGATTAAATCGCCTGTGCCATTGGTTGCGATTGTGGCATTGGCGTTGTTATCGCCTATGCGTACAGAGTCAGCGTTTAAATGAACATCGCCTGTGCCATCAGGGGCAATAACAATCGGAGAGTTAGCCGTAGCACTCTTGATTGAGTCAGTATCGAGTTCGGTAACAATCATTATGCCACCATCACTTAGTGTGGCAGTTGAATTCTGTATTATCTTTCCCGTAGTTCCATCAAAGCGAACAACGGCATTATCCGTAGCAGAAGCGGGGCCTACAACATCGCCCCCTGAACCTGTTGCAGATATAGTGACACTTCCAGAGGCATTGGCAATACTGACACCCGTACCTGCGGTTAGAGTAGATTTAGTAAATCCCGTTCCCGTACCAATGACGAGCTGACCGTTAGCACCCGTTCCTAAACTAATAACAGGGGCTGTGCCACCCGTACTCTCAACGGGAGAGGTTGCGGTAACAGATGTAACTGTACCACCCGAAGTGTGGGTATCTACATAGTATTTAGTAGCCGCATCAGAGTTATTAACGGGTTCGGCTACATTAGTAATGGTATTAACAACGGAATTATCACCGCTATTATCCAAGCCGTGTCTAACGATAAATCGTTTATTCGCCATTGGTTCACTATCCCCTTTGGATTATATTTTAGAGTGTAAAGGTTGATTTGAGTACTTTAAAGGTTGAGGGATTGCCACCCGAAGCTCCCGTAGGAGTTACAAGCAGTCGCACATTACCACCACTGATATCAACGGAATAAGTAGCCAAAGAAGAATCCGTAAGCAAATTGGCATATTCGGTCATATAGGCTGTTCCACTTTTCCAAATAACATTTACTTGGCTTTGTTGGTAATAATCTAAACCCGAATTAACTACTTGAATAATATAAGAAATACTACGATAAGTTGCCGTTGCCGTAGTATCTAAGATTTGACCTGCTGAACTACTGGTAAACGAATTTGAAATAACCGAAGTATTGATAATGGAACCTGCACCTGCCGTAGCCGAAATGCTCGTATCAACAATAGCGGCTTGAAGAGTTTTATCAATAAGCGTTTGTGCATCCGTAGTTGTAACAACGGTTTTCCCTGATGTTCCAACTAAATCAATTGAGAAAACATTGGAAGCTAAAAGTAAACCTTGACCTGCTGTAAAGGTTCCAGCACCTGAGAACTGTGCCCAAGTAATAGCCGTTGTTCCAAGTGTTCCACCTGCATCAATCGTACAAACCCAACCTGTATCGGCTTGAGTCGTTCCCACTTGCACAAATACATAAGCCGAGATAAGTTCATCCCAAGTGTTTGCATCATCTGCTCGTGACCAAGTTCCAGAAACCGCTTTCCAAATACCATTGTATTGAGGATTAGAAGTTTGATTCTTGACCAACACTCTGTCTTGGTCTTGTACGGTGTAACCATCAATCGTTGGGAAACCAGAGAAAGGATAGGTAAGTGCAGCCGTAGTTGCAACCTTTACAGCATTTTTAACGATAAGACCTTGAACTAAGTTATCAACATAATCTTTAGTAGTAGCATCGGTTCCACTTACGGGTGTAGCCATATTGGTAACTTTAAAGCCACCAACATTAACCGTTCCTGTACCTGTCGGAGTTAATACAATACTACTATTTGCACCACCTGCGGTAAAATTCAACGCACCTGTGCCTGTAATAGAACCTGTGGCTGTACCCGTGCCGCCTTTGGCAACAGAAATAACATCCCCATCCCAAGCGGCATTAGAAATGTTCTGAGCATTTGCGTCTAGCCCAAAAATTACTTTAAACTGTTGATTAGACATTATTTATCCTCAAATATAAATTGCTGTTCTCATAATACGAAGGGTCATCGTTCCAGAATTAGATGGCGAAAAGAGAAGTTGTATATTGTTTCCTGATATAGCAGCCGAGAAGGTTCCTAAATCAAGATTTGATTTAAGTTTAGCATATTCAGTATATTGGGCTATTGTGCCATCCGATGTAACAAGAAGTTCGGTAACCTGATAGTTAGTTGTGTATTTGGTTTGTATGGTATATTTGGCAGAAGAAAAAGTAAGTTTGTCAATAGTGTCAATAACCTGATTTGGAGAACCACCTGTAACCGTAATTGTGCTTCCACTTATCGTTCCTACATTGGGAATAATATAGGCAGCAGAAGCAACGGGTTTGGGAACCCAAGAAACCGTTGATGTTTGATAAACCCAAGTATAAGTAGTGGATGTTTCGTAGGCTACTAAACCGTCAATAGGAGCATAGTAGTTCCACTGTTGTGTTCCATTGGCTGAATACCCATAAACCGCTAATTGATTGGCTCTACCTGCAAATACCCCCGAAGCCCCTGTACCAATAAGATACCTGTCTCCAAGGGTCGGAGTTGCTGGAACGGTAATTTGTTCAACATTAAGTACGGATAGGGATATGGTCGCATCAATCTTAGATAGGGCCTGATTGGTGGCCTGTCTCCACTGAGACTCGCCATCGTTGGTTTGACCCCCAAATATACTAAATACGGGCCCTGTAATTTGACTCATTATAGACCCCAGTTATTGCCCCAATTAGAACCCCATCCAAAGGTCGGATAGACAGTACTATATGAGACAGATAAATTAATTGGTGTAGTGCTTGTTAAGCCAATAGGCGTTGGCTGAGTAACGATAAAAATGCCTGTGTTTTTTGTTTGAGATATACCACCCAAATCGGCTTTGGTGTCAGAAACGCCCCTGTCCTTATACGCTAGGCTAGGGCTGTCCTGAACTAACCTTAAAACACGATTGATTTCTTCGACAGAAACCTGAGAAACACGATGGTACATTAAGACGGACTCTCCATTTCTGCATAGCCATATTCTACCACTAACCTATTGGTATCTCCGTAGGCTTCAAAGTCCAAGTTGTAGCCAAGTCGTTGCCCTTTGGGTAGATTAAACTTCCTTGCCTTAGAGGGTAGTTCGGTCAAGCTTACAATATCATCAGCAATCCAATTGCCATCAATGTAGCATCGTGCGTAAAGCGTTCCGTTGCCGTAGAACTCAAGATGTTCATACTTCCTTCTTTCGGTGGTATTACCGAATCCTTTTTGACCCGAACGAATGACAAGAGGCATATTGCTTTTGCCATTGAATAACTTCCAAACACTAAGTCCAGCATTGACAGCAAAACCAAATTGATAAGTAATAATAATTTGTTTGCCTTGATTGGCAGAACCAAAAGTATAAACCCCATTGGTGACCATATATTCGTTAGTAGATGGGCTACTTGCAACCTCGGTCATTAAAACACTATCAGTAGAGTTATAAACACTTTGGTTAGATACATAAGTAGTTGAATTGATTACCGTTACCACATAGGGGCTAGAGGGAACGGTATAGGTTTCTTCGGTTACAAAAGGCTCGGCTTCGGAGTTCTGAGCCTTAAAGGTTGATAGGTTAGTTAAGTCACCATTACCTTGATTACCGAATAAAGCATAAGCATCATCTAATTCATTAACAATGACATCAATGGGTTTCAGGCCCAAGGTTGTGATAGGAAAGCCTTCAATTTGGAGATCCACGCAAAGCGTAGTGTGAGCAGAGTAGAAATCGCTTGTCGTATAAACAAGGTAATAGCGACCATTATGATAAAAAGATTTAATATCATAAATAGCGGAAGGAATAGGATTAGTTTGGTAAAATCGATTAGCACTTTCATCGGTAAAGTAAACTCCATCATTGAAAGCAAAGTTGCCGTAAAAGTATCCTAGTTTAGTTGGTATCCACCAAAAATCAACAGGATTTTCAAGTTTGCTTGGGCCAAGTAGCATATTACTTGGGATTCGATTATCCGTAATGCATTGGGCATCCATACCGTTGAATATCATTAGCCCTCGTTTGCTGAGGTAGATTAAACCCTTGTTGGTCTTTTGAACGGTGTAAGGGGCAATGCAGCCTTCGTTGGCATTGGTCTTAGATAGCGACATTTCAGATGGCCTATTACCGTCTATTCGGTAAATTGCATCTTCGCAGAGGACAATAATGGCCGTACCGAAACTTGATAAGGCTAGGGGCTTATAGGTAAAGTCATAATAGAAAACATCGGGCCAAGCGTCAGGTTGTCCAATGGGTGTCCACTTCACTCGTTGTCCATCAACCCCAAATAACATTCCATAGTGGCTTGTAAGTGATTGTAGCCCCAAGGGTGGGGGCATAAAATCTACTTGGACAGGGCCAAATATTCCATTCTCCGTATAGTAAGACGAGGGTGTGGTTCCTAGATATTCGGTACTTGTTTTATCTAAATAATTAGAAGTATAAATATCAATCTGATCTACAAGCTGAAACGCACCTGCTGCACCTGTTCGGTAGAGATTCCAATATCGGTAATATCCATTGAACGGAACCCACTGGGCAGAAGCACCAAGGGCGGTTGGTGCAGTCCAATCTAGCGTTAAAGCATCAATATCAAAAGAACCTTCGGGAACGGGATTGCCGTCTAGGTCAGTTGTGTATATTTTGTATAAACCTTGTATGGTGTTTGCACCTGCAACCGATGTGACCTTAATTGTAAGTCCTGTACCTGTACCACCAAGGTCGGCTGGGTCTACGGTAACAAAGTCATCAACTACATATCCAACGCCACCATCAGAAATCGTAAAATCACTTACAGAATTATCTGTAACAACAATATTGGCTGTTGCACCATTTCCAGATCCAACATTACTATAAGAAATTACTAATGGGACATTGGTATATGTTCCATTTGTATAGCCAGAACCCGCATTGGTTATTGATGTTCTTGAAATTCTTCCACTGCTAGAGTCAGATAGGTTTAGATAAACGGCATCTCCGTTATTCAGGTCGGAAGGTGCAGGTAAAATACTAATGCGTGTTTTGTATATTGAAATTTGATTATTACCAACCACTTTTGTTACATCAAATCGTGCATTAACAATCGTGTTATCTACTTGAGCATTGAATTGAAATGGAGTTGAGGGAGTTCCTAGTGTGATTCCCAATCCCGTATCGCTAGAAAGATAGCCCGAACCGCCATTTGTAATATACAATGATTGGATAGAAGAATTTGGAGCAACAATAGCCGTACCCACAGCACCTGTTCCCGAACCACCCGTAATAGGAACAGTAAATTCATTAACATTTTCAACTTTCGTAACAACCAAATTTCCACCCGTTCCAGGTGTAATTGCTGGTGATGCTAACGAAAAGTCAATACTTGGAGTATCTCCAATTACATAGCCTGTACCTCCATTAAAAATGGACACCAAGGTAACCGAACCAAAACTGTCAATTGTAAAATCAACAGTTGCACCAGTACCTGACCCACCCGTAAGTGGAACATTGCTATATGATGTTGATGTAGGACTAAAGCTTTCGCTTGGGCTGGTTAAATTAATAGTAACAATAGATCCGCCTGTTGGATATCCCAGACCACTATTGGTAATATCTCCCGCTAAAACAAATCCTATGGCTAACGACTCAGAAGGCCCACCCCCAATTATTGCAGGTAAAGCGACTGTTACCTCATCTCCTACTTTATAATTACTTCCACCAGCAGCAACATTAAAACTTTCAATACTAGATACGCCATATTGAATATTTGAAAATGTAAATTCTATGGTTGCACCCGTGCCTGAACCACCAACAACGGGGTAGGGCGTTAAATTACCAATAGCATAATTATCGGATGGATTATTTAAATAAAGACCACTTGTGGTCAAAGAACCTGTAATAGAATCAGTAGGTTCTGGAATATTAAGAATAACAAACTGAGTTGTATTAATAACAATAACTTGATACTTTTGGTCTTTATAGTTTGGATTAATCCAACCTGCACCCGTAAACTGAATATAATCACCAGTCGTTAATCTATGTGCAGTTAGCGTTGTAAACAAAACTTGATTAAGTCGGCTATTGCTTTCAAACGAAACAACATCTGAATTTAAATAATAAGGAAAAGTATCAACCGTAGAAGGGCGAGGTTCAACAGTAAAAGCATATCCATCTTCATCGGATATAGAAATAGTGCTATCTTGCGAAAAGTATCCATCATTCAAAAAGTTCCTTGCAATATTGCGACCTGAGCTTGTTGCAATGGTTTTTGATATAGGAGATAGTCCCGACTCATTAGTAACACTATTAACATCTCTTTCGTAGGTATATACATAAGAAACAGGAGAATTATCAAAATATTGATTAGCATTATCTCCCTTTGGTGTAATAGAACCATTGTCTGTCCAAGTTAAATTGCTTCCATCTAATCTGACCATTTCCTTCAATTGAGAATAGTCATTTACCTTGTTACCCCAAACGATATAACCTGTTGCATTTTCTACCCTTGTCCATTGAATTTTAATATCTTTGGTAACACTTGCGGGAATTTCAATGCTTCTAATGTTAGAAGGTGCGGTAGTTCCACTGTCAAAAGTCGCAGATACCGCATAAAAGTAGGTTCCAGTAATCAAAGAACCACTATCAATAAGGGTAATTTGATTTATTGTTGGAACAATATTTCCACCAGACGAGACAATGGGTTCTGTTTCGGGTCTACTCGTTCCCAAGGGAACTTCGGTTCCTTCAATCATTTTTTGTGGGGCTAAATCTCCATCACCATCGTATCCAACACTATTAATACTTTCAGTCCAATAGATGCGTTCAATACCATTGATAAAATCGGCTACATAATCACGCCAATTTTCTGAATAAATCCAACGACCACGAAAGTTAAATATCTTAGTGGTATCAGCATTAGCAACAATTTGATTAAATATGGGTTCTTTGAAGCAACGGGGAAACCCGCTACGAACATCAATGTTATCCATCACCGTGCCAAACTTGTCAGGTAGAACTGACTTATCGGCTATGACATTAACACCACCGCTAAAATCTAATCTTATTTGCTTTGTCATTGGTTAGATTTCACCGCAAAAATCATCCACGACATACCCATATTTGTAGCATCTCCAAGACCGCTTTGTGTTTGTCCTAGAGAAATGTAAGATACATATTGTCTATTTTGCCCCTGATAAAAAACAGGACACCACCAATTACTTCCAACCGAATTATCTACAATTCCAATATTTAGATTTGTTCTGTCTGTTACTGACAAAGCCATCGCACCCATCCAAACACACTCTGATTCCTGAGCAGGGCCCCCGCTATCGGGATAGTTTGGTAAAGGAATAAACGGCAGATTCACTGGAGTTATGGTAGATGCTGGAGCAGCAGGTGAAAAATAACCTGAACCCAAAGTTCCAGTTCCAATTTTAGCAATACTAGAGTTTACACTTATTGAGGATGAAGATGCTGCTATGGCTTGTGATATCTTAGCCGAAATAACATCGTTGAAAGAAGCCACTTGCTGATTCACATAATTAACCGTAGCAATATTTTGTCCTGCAATTTTGGCTGCCGTAGCAAAATTAGCGTTGTCGGATGGGGCCCATCCTGTTGTCCCTGTAATAGCACCCGTCACCGAGCCACCCGTTTGGGGCAATAGACCGCCATTGGCTTGATTGGTATTGTAGACTTGAACCCAAGCGGTATTGGATCCATTTCTTTCAAACAATAGCGAAGTATCCGTATCGAGCCACTGGTAACCTACACCAACAGCCCCTGGATCACCAGCTTGAACATAGCGATTACCAATAAGTGACATTACGACTCCTTAATCAATTCCATAAATTGTTGCATAAAAGCAGTTGCCCCTTGAAAACTCTGCGTATCTCCATCAATGAGCAATAACCAATAAGCCGCAGCATACTTCAAAAATCTTTGATGAGTGATAGGAACTCTTGGGTCTACCATATCGTAGGCATACCCTGTTCCACTTCCAAAAGCCGTATAACCCGTCGTATTGATATCCACCGTAAAGGTATTAGTGGTGGTTGCCGTAATCGTACCAATCTGATTGTTTAATTGAGTCATCGTGGTAATGCCACCAAATTGGACTTTACGGCCTACAGAGAATCCGTGATTAGCCGAAGTCACTACACCGCTTGATGCTTGTGTAATGCCCGTTATCGTGCGTTTATCAGCCATTGCCGTAGGTTCTTCGACATAACCCAAGACAAGCGTTCCGTTGCTAGGCACAGGCGTTACACGAACGGTTTGACCATCAAACATAACCCATCGTTTAGGATTTCCTACAAGACTTTCCCATAAGGGGTTTTTGTTGGTTTCTTCGGTAACCGAACTTTGGAGCAACCAACTATTAGGACTGCCGTAACCTACACGACCTACTTGTATATAAGCACTGGGTAGGGTGGCTTCTCCACTTGTAAGTGTAAGCGTATTTTGGATATAGGATCTTCCCGTTACGAGCAAGTAATGCTGTACGGAAAAGTTCAATGCTTGATTCATTGTGGAATCAGAATACGAAGTTGATAACGATTCGTTATCTCCAACGATCAATCGCAGGTCGGTTCGTAAAGATTCTAGGGTTTGTGGAGTAAGTGTAGAAACAATAGCCGTCATTACCAACCCCAACCAGATGACCACGAACTTCCAAAAGCCCCATACGCTGTACGCCTACGGCCACCAAGAGGTCGGCTGATAACCTTAAGTCTTCCGCTTTGACCCTGAATGGCAATGGCTTTTAGATTAGACATTTCAAAATTAAACTTAACTTCGTAGTTCTTGGCAAGTTCAAGATTCGCCCCAGGCCCAGGAATCATATAAGCCTCAGCTAAAGTTCCGTAGTAAACGGCTTCTTCTGATTCGGGCAGTAAAGGTATTTCATCAATTTCTCCAACAGGAATTACCGAGTAGGTAACTTGGAATCTTGCTTGATGAAGGTCTTGAGAAGGCGGTGGGTATAGTTTGATATAACCTGTTTCGGCATCATAAGCCCAAAGATTAGGTGTTCCAAAGACAGCATCGGGTTTAGCTAGTGCGTTGTTAACTTCAACCAAGTTGCCTTCGCCTAGCGTTCGGTAATCTCCCGTTGGCTCTAAGGGAAGACTTGCGGTATCCGTCTGAAAGTTCACATAGTTGTAAGTGATATTTCCAATCGTTACGGTTCCTGCAAAGGTATTATCGGTATCAACACCTGCGGTTAAAGAATTAGTAAATTTGGTGTTGGCTTTATACCAAGTTGTTAAGTCACCTACCGACGCTAAAAATCCACCTGATGTATAAATAGAATAGTTTGAAGCGTTTGTCGTATCTAAATCAACAGTAATAGTATTACTGGTAACGCTTAATATCTCTAGGATTTTTCCGTTTATCTGAGTCATACCCGCAACGGATTGAACACAAATAAAGTCACCTGCAATAAGTCCGTGAGCAGCCGATGTAATAACGGCCTGAGTAGCGATACTTATGCCTGTAATTGTTTTTTGGGATGCAATCGGTAAAACATACTTATACAAATCAAAATGGTCAAACCCCTGTGGTGCATTTGGGATAGGCGGCATTGTAACAATGATTTGTTTTTGGCTTGATGTGGTTTGTGTGAAAGCGACAGGAGAGTAATTAGATACCCAACCTTGTCCCCCTACGGCTACAACCGTATAGAAAATTAACTTGTCTTGAGCGTAACCCGTACCCGTGTTAAGTGCAACGGTTGGAACAGTTGGAGTTGGAATAACAGAATCCTGATAGCGAACTAAGTGGATTCGGTTAATATCGTTTCCGTCAGGGTCTACGATAGGAATTTGGGTGATAGGCCCATCAGTTGTGTAATTAAGTTCTGTTTGGGATAGCATTGTGAGACGGCAGATTCTACGCACAATTTCTTGCGTTAAGTAATCCAATTCGGCTTCCCGTAAATCAGGTCTGTGTAGCCTAGTTTTTCCGAGTATAGACCTTACGGTATATGCCATCCAATCTCCTTATTGACTACCCTTCGTACTTTCTATAATAACATTAGCAATTTCTGCTTTAGTCATATGGCTGAATGGAACACCAAAGGTGATGTTCTTTTCGGTGGCTAACTTTTGTAGTTCCTTGACACTCTTGGCCATAAGCTTAGGTAGTGTATAGGGCGAATTTGAATCGTCTTCATCTTCTTTGATGTTCATATAGACCAAATCAAAGGTGTCTCTATTGTTTTCAGCGTGGGCTATAAGATTTGCGTTTGATAGGTGAGAACCATCAAAAACCTTTCCTGTTTCGGTATTAACGATCTTTGCAAGTTGTTTGGTCATTTCTATCTCCATTGGGTAAGGGAGAGATGGGGGGCCGAAACCCCCCATTTACTCCTGTTGCGTTTGAGACTGCTATGTATATTAAAAAATATTAAACATAGGCAGGAATACAAACCAACGAATCGGCTTTCACGGTCTTAAATCCGTAGACTTGTAGACCTTTAATTCCGTATCCGAAGGTGTTCTGCAAGGGCAACATTTCGTGTTTCACAAACTGACTCGCAAAAGTCAGTGCTGACTCGTGGCCCACTAGCATTTGGCTAGGTGAACCAGAGGTAGAACCGACAGCATTGAGAACATTGTTGGAAACATAAATGTTCATCCCGTCAATCTGACCCACAAACCCGTTACGGAGAGGAGATTCATCATCACCCGTAATAAGGACTTGTTTTAAGTCAGACAGTTTCAGGTAACGAGCATACTCAGGCGTAATAACCGCCCAGCGTTTGCCGTCACGAGGAACATTCTTTTCATCAAGAGCCTGTCCTGCTTCGAGGAGAGGAGTAATGTAAGTGGCAGTAGTTAAAGAAGCAAGATCAACCGATGAAAGAGTCGTACCTGCATCAGCATAAACTGACTGAAGCACGGACTTGTCAACGGTGACTGCCATTTGCATAGCAGCATCTTGAGTGATGGTATCAATCAAAGCAATATCTGACTGGTAGTCATCAATGTAATCAACCTTAAAAGCATAATACTTCGCTTGGTTGATGAGCAATTGAATCTGTTCATCAGACACATCTTGATAATTGATAGCACTATTCACCGAATAGTTTTGAATAGAAATGGTAGGGACTTTACGGATATTGACGGTATCGCCAAAAGCCATAATTTCGCCTTCCCAGTTGTGATTTGCAATGGCGGGAACGACAGAGGCAGCGTAGAATTTGTCTTGCAGTTTAGCGGAGTAAATCTGCGGAACAAATACACCAGCCGAAAGGTTCGCACCACTTCGTGTAACTTGTAAACCCATTTTAAAATTCCTTTAAATTAGTTATTGATTAAAAAGCGTAAGTTGAATTGGTGTAGGTTAGAGGAGTTTGAAATCCAACAACCGTAATACCCATTTTTCCTGCAATAGTAGAAGCATCCAAAAGTTTGACTTGGATGGTATCTCCTGCTGTTAAATAAGTATTTAACGCAGTTGATACGCCCGTTCCAGCAGCAGCATCAATAGCGGTTGCGGTTTGGAGATCGGTTCCATTTGACAGTTCAACAGTGATTGTTTTTGCGGCAGTTCCTGCAGTTAATACAACCGTGGTCAAACCAACGATGTAAAAACCTGCGGGAATCGTGATGATAGCAGCAGTAGCATTTTGTGCCCCTGCACTACCCGTGCCCGAAAAGTTGGCAAAGTCGATTTCTTTCGCAAAGGTAGTAAGTTCTGTACTTCCTTTTTGATATAAACCATCAATGCCTGTGGTTAAATTATAAGTTGCCATTTAAGTTTCCTTAAGTTATTTGGTTTTTGAAATCTGCTTAGTCATAAAATTTTGTGCCCTATCCATTAAAGCCTTGCGTTGTACAGGGTCTTTAACTCGATTAATCATATAAGGCAGTCGTTGCATATCTTCAGCAGTAAATTCAGGTTCATTATTAATCCCCATATCAGCAACAACCGCAGAAGCCGTTCTCACGGAAGCTTCGGCTGCACCAGGTTTGGGGCGTGAAGTGACAGTTTTATTTTCAACAGGTGGAGTAGCGTACGATTTGAAGTCGCTTACGATTTTAACGGCATCCCTCTCATCAAAGGGAATCGCTCCTTCGTAAACGGCTTTGTATAGACTCGGTGCTTCACCATAAATCCAAGTTTTAAAATCATCGGATAAACGAACATCATCATAATCGGGATGAACTTTTTTGACCTTATCATCTCTTAAGCGAATCTGCTCAAGGACTTTAAATCTATCTTGTTCTTCACGGGACTGACGAAGTTGGTCTTCGACATTTTGAAATCTTGAATCAATGAGGTTCCTCACTTCTTCCTTGACGGCATTTGCTGCGAGAATATCCATTTTAAATGTGTCAGGATATTCTTCGGCATAAGGCGATAATGCTTGGTCAACGAGTGATACATTATTCGGTTTACTTCCTTGTTGAACTTGTTGCTTGATAGCCATTAATTCTGCTTTAAATCTTTCGTGTTCTTCGGCTTGTTGTTTAAGCATACGATCTGATTCAGCCTTTTGTCTCTGAGCATCATTCATTGCTTTAACAGCCGCTTTATACTGCCTCTCGGAAACTAAATTATCCTTCACTTCTTCTACGGATGGATTTTCGTTGGCACTCAAATTGTTGTCCGTTGAAGAAACTGTTTCTGTAACAGGTTGTGAAGGTTCAGCTTGTACCGCTTCATTGACATCAGATTCAGTGGTCGGGGCTTGGGAAAGGTCAGGCAGATTATTCGTAAAAAATTGACTCTTTACGCCTTCTGCTGGAAACAGATTTCCTTCAGCCGCTAACTGCTTTGCCATATCATCGGCTCGTTTAGCGTTTTCACGGATTTCTTGCATTTTTGTTTTTGGCATATCTCTCTCCTGACGGCCTATTTGGCTTGGTCATATAATTTGGGCTCACGGTCACGAAATTGTGGCTTAGTGGCCTCATCAATAAAATTGATGGCTTTATCTAACTCGCTTATCTCTCGTAGGGCTTCAATACTTCCACGAGCCTTCAGCACTTCCTCAAAGGTAGAGACTCTTTCTAAGGAATCTCGCTTATCGGCAATCATATCAGCAATTAAAATTTGTAACTTAGCCCAGTAAGGACTATTTACTATCGGTTTAATTTCTTCTAGTAACTTAACTTTATCGTTCAAGTTGTTTGTTCCCAATACTTAATACTATACCACAACTATTGTGGCATACCTTGAGGTGGAATTCCTTGTTGCGGGGGTAAACCTTGCAACGCAGGAACTTGAGGTAATTGTGGAGGAGCCGTTTGAGGATAACCTGCTGCTCGTTCAAAATTTGAAAGAGAAGGTTGGGGCATCGTTTCAAACTGAGGGGGCAACGATTGAAGTGTTTGAGCCGCAGCCGCAAAAGACTGAGCCTTCATCAAGTCAATAGATTCCTTCATAGAAGGACTCATCGCATCCTGAGACAAGGCAACCTGCTCGTAAATAGCAGGATACGCAGGACTTGAAGGCTCTGTATTGGTGAGCATTTCAAGTAACGCATCAGGTCTAGGCATCTCGGCACGGAGTTTAGGCACATTGGCATTTTGAGCCATCTGAGCTTGAGACTGTGCCATCTCTTGCTTGATGGCTTCGGCTTGAGCATCAGAATTAATAACATCCGAAGAATTAAGTCCGTGATTGCGTACCCACTCTTTAAGAATAGCAATTTTATTAATATACGGCTTAAAGTCAGGATCCTGCATTAGTTGCAATAACTCTTGCACACTTTGCATTTTGCCTTCGTTTCGTATAATTTTCTGGACTCCACCTGCATCGACATTGAAATCGCCTTTGATGAGCATATCGCTAGAATATTGCATATTCCAATCATAAATACGCCTAATCATAGGTTTGGTAATGTTGTTATCAATGTTAAATACAACGCCTTTAATGTAGGTATTGGCAGCATTGAACAACATACTCATACCTGAAGCGGTACGGTTGTGCTGTCCCGATGACGAACCTGCATAACCTGAAGCCATATCAGGCATTGAGGTTACTTCCTGAATGAACATCTTAAAGTTATCTTGTAAGAGTTTGAGTTCGTTTAAGATACTGGGAACAGGAACAAAAGTAACAGGCGGGGCTGTAATTCCCTCAAGCGTCTTAAGAGGCCAAACACCCCAAGGCTTAATGCCCTCAAACTTAAATCCATTAATCATTCGGCTCGTGTCATAAATGACTTGAGGCCCTGCGGCAATACCCATATTGTCTACCATTGCTCTCGCAGCCGCATTTACGATGTCCTGTGGGTCACGCATCTTTTCGGGAATACCACGACCCCAAATATTATAAAGAACTTTTTCGTAAGGGCAAACCAAGAAGGGAATGTAAGGTTTCTCAAGTTGGCTCATAGCAATTTTTATGCAGTAAGAACCAATCGACCAAATACAAGCCATATACTGTTTATGTTTGTCGTAGCCATTGGGCATATCGACACCTGCGAGTTCTAGTTCTCGGCCAGAAATGTATCCCCAATATTCAAGGGCCACAAATCTATCACCACGAGTAAGAGGCGTTTGTCTTTGATTCAGAGCATAGACACGAGATTCCCAAGTTTCAGCCGTCCAGTTTCCTTTAGGGTAAGCATCTAAACATTTTTCGATTTCTTCCGCATTAAAACCTTGAGATTTAGACAGTTCTACAAGTTGAGCTTTGTTAAGAACGTGACGATGAACCACCCACATACAATCTTCAATATTAAAAGCGGAAGGGTCAGGATAGAATTCAAACGGAGAAACAATTTCAAAATCGGGTCGTGGGTCTTCATTGGGAGAAACAAGTTTATAGGTTTGCTTTTTAGCTTCCACGATTCCGATTGCACCCTTTATCTTGCTCAAGACACCTGCGTCTTCTTCTTCGTCTACCAGCATCCACTTCTTTGGGTTAGGCGGTGCAGAGAAGGGCCCCTTAACAACCATCGTTCCCAAAATAACCATATCCAAAACACCACGAGAAAACTTTTCTTCCCAATGTGTTTCATCTAAATTATCTGCAATCTTAACTCGCATACCGTCACAAGCAATGTTGGCTTTGAGAATTTCTGTTTGCAAATCCATAGGTAAAGAGGGATTTTTTTCGGCTTCTCTGACGCTTTCATAACCCAATCGAACCAAGTCTGGATGGGGCGTGGGGCTAATTGACCAAGGAAATCCATCAGGGCCCGTCATCGTAGACATAATCTGCGAATAGGCAGCCATTGTTTTCATCTGCGTAAAATTCAAAAAGATACCTGATTGGTTGGCATCTTCATCCGCACCGTAATAATCAATACCGTCAAAGGCCATCTTTGCGGATAGCCATTTTTCCTGTTGTAAAAAGCGTAAGTTCCTGCACCAAGTAAACTTATCTTGAACTAATTTGGCTAAACCCGTAGTAATGCTAAAGGGTTTACCCGCTTCAATAGTCGAAAATTCTTGACCCATTATATCTCCTAGTAACCGATTCTTTTATTTGTTGGCTTCCATTCATAGTTTAACTCATATTTTTTATTCAGCTCAGGTGGAGCAACGGCTTTGTCCCAAGCGGTTATACAATATCTAAACGCATCCATCAAATCGTCATCAACCTTGTGTATGTCTCCGTTTTCTTTAAAGCGATACAAACGCATTTCCTTTAAGGTTTCTACGCAAGACTCAAATATGTAGAGTTGCTCGGTAGCGATTTTGGCTCTTATTAGTGATATACCATAGTTTACCCTATTGTCGGCAGGAATCAACCGATCATCACCCATAATGTCTTGAAACATTTTATAAGGAGAGTCTCCACTTGCAATGGAACGCTGACGAGAATTTGGGTCAATAGAAAATCGACAAGGCCAATCTTTTAGTTTATAAGCGTGGTAAATAGAGGTTTCTCCAGACACTTTATATTCTTTATGGATATAACCGACCCCTGATTCATCATCAATAGACAATTTAACGGCACAGGTTGGATGAGAAATACCCACATCAAGACCCGCAATGCTTCGCCACTTAGGATGAATCGTAAAATCGGTTACAGTGTACTCGGATTCGTCAAATTGATAGATTTTACCTGAACCAATACTCGGCTTTCCATATTTACGGCTTTCAATTTCGTGGGGGCCAAGTCCTGCTACCTGCATTTGCTTGTCTACTTCGGATAAATGGGTCACATCATCCCAGGTAAGGTAATGAACGCCATAAATGTTGTCTTTATTGCCTATCATTTCATCGCATAGAGGCGTTATACCACGCAAAGGTGTAAAGGTAAGGAAAACATACCCAGAAGCGGCAATGGTACGCATTTTGGCTTCCTTATAGATGTCTTCAGGGGGTTCTTCGTCACACCAAACAAGATCTACGGTACTGCCTTGGAACTTTTCTCGACCTTGGTCATAAGAAAAGAACTGTATGGTGCTTGTACCGCCTGATTTATGTTTAATTCTGCAAATATCAATGGCTCCAGGAATACCCCCTTTGCGAATAGGGTCACCTACAAGGGTCTGCTTAGGTATTAAACCTGTTCCCCATTCACCTAAAGGGCCAAAAAGCTTCTCTTGTAGGGTATCTCGAACACGAGTTGAGGATTCTCCTGCCACCCAAACCATCACGGGTCGGTCAAACTTGATGCCGTTATACCAAGAAGGATACTCCCCCGTAAGGTGATAGGCTACAAAGGCTGATCCTACGGTGGTTTTACCCGATTGATTACCCCCAAACAGAGCCACGACCTTGTGCTTGTCGTTCATAAACTCTAGTTGTTTAGGGTAGGGTCTAAAGTTCTTGAGTTTGCTCTCCCGTTCCCTTCTGGAAAGTTCCATTTCTATTTTTTCTAATTCAGACCATTCACTCATAAGATTCCTATGTTATAATATATTTGGGTTTAGATGGCACTCTTAATCTACGAGGTACGAAATGTCTCTTGAAAAAAAAATGGCAGGACTCCCCGTTGAGTTTGGCAAAAACACCATCAAAGTAGTTGAAGGTGAAAGCCCCGAAGCCTTGATGAAGGAAACTTCTGATGGCGAAGGTGGCGGCCAATCGGCTCGACCTGAGTTCGCTTCTTTTAAAGCCGATGTTGATATGGGCAAATCCGCTACGGGTTCTGCTTATAAAACCACTGGCTACACCGCTAAGGCCGAATAAGCCTTTTTGATGTAACGAAAAGGGAGTCTTCGGACTCCTTTTTTGTTTAAGTGTTGTTATCATTAGGGTTATCTACTTCATCAGATTCTGTTTCTTCTGTAACTTCATTGTTTTCAACACTTATGTCTATTTCACCCGCAGGGGCTACCCATCCTTCTTGCCTGAGTTCTTCTTTAACCTTGGCAAAAAGATCATCTCGTCTTTTCTTGAGTTCATCATCCGATAAACTTTTAACATCTTCTTCTTGCCTGAAGACTTGCTTATCCTGAAAGCGTTGATTCATCTGTGCGGCTCGTCTGGTAAGAGCATCATACCGAAGTTTAACCACGGGCACTTCTTCCTTATCAGTTAAATGAAGAACTTCGGTCAAGGCTCTATCGGCAAGAATATGACCTGACGCTTCTTCGGCAGATCGGAAATCTTTTTCAAAGTCAGGATGATTCTTAAACCATTTATAGATCGTTCCAACGGCAGGGGCCCCAGGTTGTTCGGCAAACATTTTTAAAGCATTGCCTTCGGATACCCACTCCAAAACTTTATAAATCACATCTTGGCGTGAGTGAGCAATACCGTTGATAACCCACTCGTCTGCGTGAGCATCTCTACGGATACGGTCTAACTGACCCTTGTACGAATTAACTTTTTGTCTCATTTCCTTCTTCTTCTTGGGATTGCGGGTGAAGTTCATATAGAACACCATTCGCTTGATTCGCTTCGACTGCTCTGGAGAGAGTTTGAAGTTGTAGTTCTTCCTCAAAATGTAGCTCCTTACTGGGGGTAAAATTCTCATTGACTTTGTGTAATGATTTTAATAATTCTTCTCTTACTAATTCTGTATTGGGTAGCGTACTTAGCGTTTGGATACTCGTTGTAATGTCTTTAACAAAAGAAGCATAAGTTCTAACAGCCTCGATCTTTTTTAAATCTTGCAAAGAATCGGCAACAGCCTTTTCTCTCCTTGCGGTTTCTTCAGATATAAAATTCATTTTAAAAGCCAAAGCCTCAAACTGCTCAGGGGTCATCGCAACGCCAAAACCACCCTTGGGCTTTTCTTCTTGCCAAACTTCTGTGCTTTGTGGCTGACTCATTTTTTTCCTTTAAAAAGAAGATCCTTTTCTACTTGCTCACGATAGGCAGGATCGGCATTTAGCAAAAGTGTTTTACAACAAATAATTAAATGCGTATAAGCCGTGAGCAAATCTCTAATCTCATCAACATCCATTTCGGTTGTACCGTCTGGAAATACTTTTTCAGCATAATCTAAATATTCAATAATGCCGTTAAGGGCTTCTCGGTCTAACTTGGCCCAGTTATTCATCTTCATCATCTTCATCATCCTCTCTTTGTTCGGCTTGTCTTAAAGCAGCATCGGCTTCAATAAACCTTGCGAACAAAGTTGATAGCCCAATAGACTCTAAATAGGAAAGTGTATTACCACTGGCAGCAAAACCAATATCATCATCGTTTTGGTCTACGCCCTTCTGAATCGTAATGACATAAACTCCGTCAAAACTTTCAAGATTTGCAGCAACATTTGCTAAAGTATCTAACATTCCCTTTTTCAAGATGACTCCTTGTATCGTCTTCGGGGTTTCTTTTTATCTTTCTGAACGGCATAGTATAAAACCATCGGATTGCCAATCGTCTCGATGATCTTGGGGTGAACCATCACGGTGTCAAACGGCACATACTTCTCATCTCGCCAAACAAAGATTTCAATATCGCCTCGATTAACGGATTGATTGATGGCTTGTCTTGACACGCCCCTGATTCTTCCTAGTTCGGCTTGGGTAATCACACCCAAATGGCCGTGTGTCCAATCTGAAAGTGTAATTTCTTTCCACTGGGCTTTATCAATTGGCAATCTTCCATCGCCTTTCTTCTCACAGGGCTTAAGCAGCTCTCTCAAATAAGGCGGGGTGGCTATTCTTAATAAATCTTCAATCTTCAATCTAATATATTCGGAAGCTCCCAGTATCGCTCGGTCTAAAGAGATATCGTCAAATGAGACAAAAGTCTTTCCTGAACTATCAAAGACAGTAATCACATCTCGGTTGTCTTTCATCGAGTGCTTGTAGGTTAATTTGGGTACAGGTAACTGGGACATCAAAAAGCCTTTCCTATTTGGGGGTAACGATCAATGGGTAAAACTTGAACTTCACTAGGGGTACATTCACAGCGATAAAGATAAGTAGCGTGATAAGGCCCCCTTAAAGCCAATAGCGAGGCCGAATACTCCGTCAGCGATAAAACCTTGTCGCAGTGCTTACAGGGGATGGTAGGGGCTTTAAAACTCATTTTTCAATGGCTCCTATAAACATCTTGCCTCCGCAGTGAGGATCAAACTTAATTGCTGCGGATAAAGCCGTTCTAATCATTTCTTTAGGTTTCTTACTTTTACTTCCGTAAGCCGCCCCTAAACAATAAGGTTCGCCACTGCCTATGGCTACAAACTGAAAGTCTTGTATCTCGGTTACCGATAAATCCGAACCAATGCGATAAAGATTCTTTTCAAAGATAATCAACACATCAACCGAATAAGAAGGCGGTTCGCCTCCCTCATCCTTTTCTTCTTTCCATCCGTCTAGCGAAATGGCTTTTTTAATCAAGTCAGCCACCTCAAAGGGTGTCTCAGCCGCCTCGAAATTTTTAGCACTTGACACTATCAGGTTATCCAGCCTAGCCGAACCTGCACACCCTACAATAATAGGGAACTTGGACGAACGACCTGCCATCACCCGCCACTTATTACAGGTATCATAAACCGACCCATTATCAAAAGAGACTCTGGAATCCGACCCGTAGTAAATAAACTCAGCATCTTTGTAAGCCACAATAGCGGTCATTATTTCTTCTTTTTATTAGCCTTGTTTTTGATGAAGTTATTGACCTTTTTGTGCTTTGATAGGGTCACTTGCTCTACCAAGTCATCAATGGTCTTATTCAAACGACCGATGTGTTCTGTTAAAAACATCACCCTTTCATCAATGGCCTTTTGATAAGCCTCCTCGGAAAAAAAGATTTTAATCATTAAACCCCCTTAAGTATTAACATCACTAGGTTTACCCCTATTTTACCTTGTGTCAAGTCTTATTTTCGTTTTTTTTCCTGAAAATTTTGTGGTATGCTGAATTTGGGTCTGGTTTTTTTAACAGAATTCCACCAAGTACCAAATAGGCTTCGTTCTGAAAAGATTACTTGGGATGCTGAGGGTAGACATATCCGACTACGGTCGCTACTCTTGGGGTCTTCGCTTTACAGGGTCGAAAGGCTAGGGGCATACCCCGTTTGTAAAGATTGCCGAGAAGGAGTTACGACTCCACGAGCAGTATAAGGGTAAGTCTGCCAAGACGAGATATTCGATAAATCTGAAGATAGAAAGGTTTTTATTAACCACAAACTTATAAGCTAATGGTTAAGTTTATAAGTCCAGCGTTGTATGAGATACCAATGAGGCCCACCGAGCAACCAGAGGCCGTTTTAGTTGGGTAACCATTAACTCTTTGCGAAAAGGTGTTAAACATCTTGCCTGAAAGAAGGCGAGATTGTAACTCTTGCTCAAGGTGTTAAGGCGATTGACGCTAAATATATCCTAAGTGTAATGATTGCAATACTTAGTGTCAATAAGGGATTTGAAAAAGGGCTGTAAAAAAGAGGTGGAGGGGTATATATTTACACCATCACCTGAGCAGTCCCCATACCCCCCCCTAGGCTAACATTGAATTGCTCAGGCATTACCTACGCATTACATACGCATAACCCTACTATTACCAGCATATACATACGTTATAACCTACGTATATACATAAGGATAACCACACCTAACTATCTGGTAATACTAGACTTAACTAACGTAAAGGGTTTATATTTTATTTGAGGGGGAGATAGGGGGAAAGAGAAATGGGGCTAT